GTCTTATCAACGGGCTCTCTGCGCTATCACTAGTGGTGGGGTCTTCCCATCTATACTGGCCTCAAGTGAGGGGTCAGAAAGGTATTCAGATGTTTACCAATCGTTTCCGTAGTTTGAGGTCAGTTAATCGTAGTAATGTGTCTGTTCGAATTGTTGCTACATCCTGGCACTATCATGGTCCTCTTGGACACATGGTATGTCAGGATCGCTTCAATCGAGAAATTGGTACTGGAGCCTCAAGGTTCCTTTATACCAATGGTAAGAAGACCTATGTCTCCTTCCCTATTCTCGCTCGACACATTATGCCGCTCCTTCCTAATAGTTGGAGTGACAATCATCCAAACAAGCTGTTGCAACTCGTTCGTGGGCCGCGCGAATCGCTGGACCTCTCTTTATTGAGCGGTCTCATCGATGAACACGTCTTCCTAGCGACTTCAACACCTCGCATAAGCCATCGTCTCTCATGCGTTTTGCACGCATCAAGATTCGGTGTACTGTGCGGTTCTTCCAGGGGTATTGAATTTAATATTCAATTCCCTGAGACTGTTAGGATGCGCCATATTACCGGTGACTGGGCTTTCCATAATTGGAGCCTTCGTCTTCGTTAACTGGCATTCTACGATTTCTAGTCACTAGCCCCCTTATGATATAGGGGGCCTTGTTGTTCAACCTTCAGAAGGGAGAAGTAGGATAATGTACGTTGCCCGTTCTACGGGCCCCGCATATGTGGAACTCTACGTTTTGCCGGGGCTCAACCAATCAAATGGTCAAGTTCCCAGTTCACATGGAGCTCCTGCCTACGTTGGCGATCCAACTTTTAACGACCTCTTAACTAATGTCGTTCTGAGTCGGAAGCCTTTTCTCAAATCCTCACCGATGCGTATCGTCGACGTAATCAGCGTTGCTGACTATGTCGGTGAAAAGCCTCGAGAGGACGGCTATCTCATCGATAAGCCGCAGAAGGTTGATTGGAACGGTAGTTTAGATTGGGAAAGATACGGGAGCCTATTCGGTTTGTTAGACCGTATGAGGCAAACCTCGACTGATGCTTTCATTAGAGAGCATGAGGTTGTACACGTTTCTTTCGTCGGCGATATTGAAGATGTACCTAGTGAAGCCGTATATTCAAAAAACGGCCTCGGGTGGACGTCCAATTACTTTGAGGACGTTACCTATCCTTTGTACTTCCATACTATCGCACAACCTATAGGGGAATTTCGTGCTGTTGATATCAACGATCAGGGAAACCTGGTCTTTGAACATCGGCAAAAAATTCCTTACTATACTAATACCTATCATCCTGATTTTGACTATTACGACTTCGTCAAACGACGTGTCGCATATATTCAGTCTCAGGGTGGTGAGGTTATGGTCAAGCCGGATGGCACTGACCAGTATAGATACTATAGTCGTAATGTGGTTGATAAATCCCATCGTGGGATCAATTTCTTCCACATTGACGTAGAGTATGAGTTAGAAATCGAGGCTCATGGGAATTACCAGGGCGAATATTTCGTCCGTAGTTTTTTCCATGTCCATCTTGATTTCACCGTTTCTTTTGTCCCAGCTCCTCGGAGTTCTAACTCCTTGAATGACTGGAATTTCGTTCCTTCATCCACAGTCAAACTGACCGATAATTGTTCGGTATCAGTCACTGACTCTTATGAATGGAGGGCTGAATATGGTCCAAGGTACTTTTTGCCTTGGCCAGACATTTCTGCAGGGTTACATGTAACTCTGCTCAGCAACGGTATCGACACAGATAGAATCGTGTCGGTTTTCTCTACTCCAACCCAGTCAGATCGGGCGTTAAGTAACCTGATGCGCCTTAGGCGCATGGGTACTCTTCATGATGATGTTTATGTAGATCGGTTTTTGAAATCGATCCGCATTCTCATGCCTCAAATTCGCCCGTCGACATTCTATTCAGCCTCGGATGCCTTGCACAAGATAATTGACGTTGTTTCTTCAAACAACTTAGAGAATCTTATGCAACTGAAGGGCATTCTAGACTTACTACCGGATTTACCAGAACTTGGACGCCTTATTGCTAAGGTTTCCCGGAAGGATCCCTCGGCTATAATCGACCTTATTGACTACATATCAGATGCAGTCCTCAAGTTTCGGTTTGCCCAGGCTCCTACCGCTTCTGATGCTGAAGAGATTCTCTCGACAGACTTTCAGAAGGAGATCAGTAAATTACTCCAGTTAAACTCTTACACCGCTTACGGGAAATTCGATCATACTTTTAGTGTGACCGATAATCCTGCCGGTGGCTTAGGTTTAACCACATTAGTGACGCGTTCGAAGGTCAGACTAACCTTTGACATGTCGAATCTAATGGCTACATATCTCGTAGGCAACTCGGTCGGCCTTTTGCCGACTTTGTCACGCATATGGGCTGTTGTGCCATTTTCTTTCGTGGTCGATTGGTTTACCAACATGGATGATAGATTGCAAGCGGTCGATGACCAATTGCTCTGGATGGCTTTGACGACACAATGGTGTCTTCATTCCTTTTCAGTTATCTATTATCCCACCCCGGAGGAGCTCTCAGTTTGGGAACTCCAACAGGTTGAAGACGGTGAACCCTTCGGGCTCAAAGTATACATTAGGGAATTCTCCCTATGTACACCGCGACTAGCGGATTCTAGGTATGATTTCCTAGCTCCGGACAACGGTCCGGATCCAATAGTCGTAGGTTCTTTAGTCTGGCAACAGCGTTAGCTGTTCAGACTTTTTCGCCCACGGTCTATGTTGATAGGCCGCATTATGGACATCGAAAGGATGCCAAAATGACAACCGTAGTTACACTGGAAAATCTTCCCAGTGCATCTCCAATCGACGTGTCAGTCTTGTCTCTCGATCAGACGAAGTTAGTACTTCAGGCGACCGAGAAACTTGCCAACGGCGGGATCAGATCAGAGTATGTTTACAATGATGGTGATCCAAACGTCGACACGACCGTTTCGTACCAGGTTATCCCCGACATTAAGAAGGGGACTGTCCGTACCTCGGTTCGTATTGCCACAACGCAAGTTGTGACAGTCGATTCCGTGGAAACCGAGCGTGCGCCATTTGAGTGCACGATCTTTTGGATCAATCCTGGCCGAAGTGAGGATCCTGGAAAGATTCTCGATGCAATCGGGACTCTCTACAGCCTCACATTTGACGGTGTTACGACTAAGGTCCCTAACGAGGGTACCATTGGTCTTCTCAACCGTCAGGTGACGGAAGTGATCTGACATGTCATATCGAGGAGCAGAATTGCTCCTCAAAGGCGGATCGATCAGTATCACAACTGATTCAATCCATTTCCCACCTGGACTTGGATACGCTAAGAATGAAGAGTTTGTAAAGCTCTTCATCCTCGCATATGTCAAGTTTCTTAGTGATAGCCCTCTGTTTATATCTCACGGAGATAAGCCGCTTAAGGTCTATATAGGCTTCTTTACGAAGCTTGTTAATACCCCGCTGCTCTCCCTCGTGAGACAGTATTCCCAGTTGGGTCATCGTATTCTCTCTGAAGAGTATACGACTGGTGAAGATTCTTCAACAAGAGTCTTCGTACCGGAAATGCGTGACACTCCTATATTTAAGGAGTATAATGCATGGTACACAACTGGTCGACCTGATCTCCTTAAGTACGTCGTTAGCTTCCTGCTTTTTGGCAAGAAGCTCGAATACGAAGATGAGACCCTGAACGCCACCTCATTTCGAGGTTGGCAAGAGGTCGAAGATAAGCTACGAACGCTAACCTTTAGCGCGAATGACTTGGTGAACCTTCGCCGAATCGTTTCCGCTATATTGGCACCCCTAGATGATTCCGTCCTTCTGCCTAAACATGGCAGTGGGAAAGTAGCAGACAGGGGCGTTACCTACCTCAATGAGAAGATAAGTAACTTCTCGATGAGTGAAAAATTAGCGTTCGCCTTCTCCCGTGAAACCTTTGGGTTAACTGGAAGAAGGGAGCGTGTTTTCAGAAAACACGCAATCACTAAGCGCAAGCTGCGAACTGTCGCTCGTGCGAAGTTTGTCAGACGCGATCTGTTTAAAAGCAGATCGATCTGTATGGAACCTATTCCATTCATGTACTTCCAACAAGAAGTGCAGAGGTGGATTAGATCATCGATGGACAGGGGAATAATATCCCGTTTCTGTACCATTGATGACCAGGTCCCATCACAACGCGCGGCGGTGCACGGAAGTACTTACCTGTGCACCGATACGATAGATCTAAGCGCGGCATCTGATAGTGTCCATATAGATCTGGTTCGGGGTATTTTTCCTCCGAAATTCAGCTTCTATTTAATGGCCACCCGTACTTCCAAAGTTGAAGTACCCGGTGGAAGCATAGTCGATGTTAAGAAGTTCGCACCTATGGG